TCTGACGGCAATGCTCTGGTGCCATCAAGCCGGTCTTATGAGTCGGGCGATTTTCCTGTCAAGACCTACAAAGCCCAAAACGGCTCGGAAGTGAGAATACTGTATGGCAGCAATCGAACCAACATGAGATTATCGCTGACGTATGCAAATATCAAAGACGCTGATGCGGAGCAGTTTTTGGATCACTACATTGCCGTACAGGGCACATTCAAGACATTTAACCTTGGAAGGTTTAGCGATAGCCAAGGTTCAGCTCGTGGAGGTTGGGATGGTCGCCGTGATTCCTTGGGAGCCGAGACATCAGGGAATGCCTACCGATATGAAAAGGCTCCTCAGCTAGCACAGGTGCGACCTGGCATCAGCACTGTTACAGTAAACTTGATTGGAGTGCTCTGATGAGTTACTACACCGGCAGTAATGGCAGTCTGAATTTAGAAGGCGGAGAGATTGCTGCTGTTCAGAATTGGAGCATCAGCACATCGGTGTCGCTTTTAAGCGTTAGAACGTTAGCGGAAACAGATGATCGTTTTATTGCAAGTGGACGCAGTACAACAGGCAGTTGCAGGGTTTTGTATTATCAGGAGACGCCAGGACAAAAAGGCACCAATAACGCAAGTACATTTTTGAATAAGGTCATAAAGCAGCGAGATGGTAGTTTTAACCAAGGAGCCACACTTGATCAAGGCAATGAGCCTAACGAAAAAAGATCTTTGCTGCGGCTTAAGCTTGACGATGGTTCAACTGATGGACGATATATTCAACTGCGCATCATCATCACAAATGTATCAATGACAATGGCGGTTGGGGAAATTTTGGCTGCTGACATTACTTTTCAAGCGCATGGCGCTCCTGTTTTGGTTGACATCTAATGACTGTATATCTCGGGACATTCGGTTTAGTTGAGCTGAAGCGCGAGTTTAAAGACAACGCGCTATTTTCTGTTGTCAATGCTGACGACGTAAACGTGATCCGGAAACGCTTTAGCTTTGATTTCGAGCACGGCCAACTGTTGACTGGCGATCAAGTTGACATAAAAAGTACAGACGGCTCTGCGCTTAGTTTTATTTCTGGTTACACAAAAACAGCAGTAAAAAAGTTCATAAGTGTTGACGAACTAGATGGCATCCGTTTTTACAACTCCTTTGCCGATGCCGTAAATGGTGGCACTGCTAATGCTGTTGCACTTGCTACGCCAAGCGGAAATATCCCGATTGAAGTTACGGTAGAAAACACTGATGCAAGGATACTAGCAAGCGTGCAAAGCTATGAATTAAACACGCAAAGAGAATCAATTGATACAACAAGCCTGTCTGATCAATTTAGATCGCAAATTAGCGCATTGATGTCGGGGTCTGGCCGCATGGCTTGTGAATGGGATTATATTTCAGATGGCACAAAAGACATTCCACATTATCTCTTGCAACTGCTTTTGCGTACAAAAATTGGCAGCCAATTTAGGGCAAAATTTTATATCAAGCAAGAAAATTACAATCCTAGCGGCGTTGCGGCACAAGCAAACGATCAGCTTTGGTACGAATTCGATGGGGTTCTAACTGCTTGCGCAATGAATTTTGCTCCGGCATCGCTGGTGCAGTTTACGGCTGACTTCATTACGACAGGACCAATTGAGCTGCAAACAAGCTTGGCGCCTACAGATAACCTCTTGCAGGAAAACGACGATGAAATACTCTTGGATCAGGATGCAACAGCTAGACTGTTGCTCGAAAGCTCTGACATCTAAGCCTCTGGAGGCTGCTCACCAATGGCCGATCTAAAAATCAGTGAATTGAATGCCCTGTCAGGGGCGAACCTTGCATCTGCTGATGAGCTGGCCATTGTCGATGATTCGGCAAGTGAAACTAAAAAAATTACGGTTGAAAGTCTGATCGCAAATGGCGTTACGGTCATTAGTGATTCGACCATTCCTGGCGCAAAGATTCTGTTTGCTGCTGGAGACATCGCCACGGCTGCGCTGGCTGATTCAGCAATCACCACAGCAAAAATTGCAGATGACAATGTCACTGCTGCAAAGCTTGCAAATGAGTCAACCGTTGACCTTGTCACCACGCTGCCTGCGTCTGGAGCGTTTACGGGTCAACTTGCGTTGGATACTGACGACAATAAACTTTATTTGTGGAATGGCAGCTCATGGCTCAGCGTTGCTGCTGCAGGTTCTGTCAACACTGTCAGTGGTAGCACGACTGGTGAAGTCAACATCGTTTCAACGGTCAGCGGCGATACGGTAACGATCAGCGCAACGCTGGATGACACTACTGCTGCTGGTCAGTTCTTGGCTGGTCCAACGGGTTCTGCTGGTGTGGTTGGCTATCGAACCATTGATGGTGGTGATTTGCCTGTTGCGACGACTAGCGCAAAGGGTGGCGTGATTGTCAATGGTGAAGGTCTCCGCATGGATACCAACACGATTGAAGTTGATAATGATGTGACTTCGAGTTCAACGCATCACGTTGTTACATATAACGCCAAGGGGTTGGTGACTGGTGGGCGTATTATTGCGTCCTCAGACCTGCCAATTGCTACGACTTCTGCGCGTGGTGCCGTAATTGCCAGTGATGGGCTTGCTGTTGATGCTTCAGGCAATTTAAGCATTGATAACACTGTCACGAGCGGAACTTATACAAAAGTCACCGTAACTGCTCAGGGTGTGGTGTCTGCTGGTGAAACACTGACTGCCGATGATATCCCAAATCATTCTGCGGCAAAGCTGACATCCGGCACTATCGGCAGCAGTTTGATTGCGAATGGTGCGATCACAGCATCAAAGTTAGCTGATCAATCAACAGTCAAGTTTGGCGGTGCATTGGGTAGCGATAATGTAACAATTTTCCCTACTGGTGACTTTAAAGGCCAGATGTTCTGGGATGAAACATCTGAAGATCTTTATCTCTATTCGGGGTCAGCTTTTGTCCCGATCACGGTGCTGTCGGGTAACTTGGTGAATGCTGGCGCGTATGACGCAAGCACTAACACGATGAGCAGTGTGACAACTGCTGGTTCATCTGCTGGTTTCTCTGCTGGTGCAGCTTTACCTGCTCCGGCTCCTAGCAATTTGAACCACTACGTCGTTGTCGATACGAGTGGTACGGGATCTGGTGCTGCCCCTGCTGTTGCATTGGCTCCACCCGACATGCTGTTGTCTCAGGGCGTTGGCACTGAATATGCATTGATTGACATTTCAAATGCAATCGCTGGTCAGACCGCAAGCAACATTTCATTTATTGCTAGCGGCAATATTGCAGCTACTGATGTGCAGGCTGCATTGCAGGAGGTTGATGGTGAAAAGCTGCAAAAATCTGGCGATACGATGACTGGTGCGTTGGGCATCGGTACTGCTTCCAGCATTGTTTTTGAAGGTTCAACTGCTGACGATTACGAAACAACGCTGACTGTCACCGACCCAACAGCAGATCACACGATTACGTTCCCAGATGTTACCGGCAATGTCGTCACGACTGGTGATACCGGCACGGTGACCAGCACGATGATCACTGATGGTACGATCGTCAATGCTGACATCAATGCAAGTGCAGAAATTGCAGTCAGCAAGCTAGCTGATGGTGCTGCGCGTCAATTGCTGCAGACTGATGCTGCTGGAACTGGTGTTGAGTGGGCCAGCAACATTGATATTCCTGGAACGTTAGATGTAACGAGTGCAGCGACGTTCGATTCGACTGTTACTGCTACGGGTCTGATTACCGCAAACGGGAAGGTTAGTTTCCCCGCTGGTACGGCTGCAGCGCCAAGTTTGTATTCGGGCAGTGATACTGACACTGGTATTTATTCGCCAGGATCAGATCAGTTTGGGATTGCAACTGCCGGAACGTCGCGTGTTGTTATCGACAGCTCGGGCAACGTAGGGATTGGCACGACGAGTCCTAGTAATACTCTTCAAGTTGGTGCGACGACATCCGCAAGCTCAACATCACCAGTTTCTATGAGTCTTGGTGGTCAATACACCCCTGACGCATCAATAACTTATTCAAACTTAAAGTTAAAAGTTTACGATGCTGGAGCAGACGCCGCAGGATTTACGGCTGGTCAAACAAACGGACTCTGTGCAGTTTCACCCGCCAGTAGTCCAATTACCTTTATTACGCAAGCATCTGATAGCACTCTTACAGAACGCGTTCGCATCGACACTTCCGGCAGGCTGTTAGTTGGCACGTCTAGTGTTACTGACGCAAACCCAAAATTTGTTGTGCAAGGCAGGGGAGTTACCGGCGCTGAGCCAGCACAAGTACATTTACGTCGTAGCGAAGGCGCAGCGTCTATAACAAGCGGCGAAAATGTCGGTTTTATTGTATTTACGGATAATCAAGACAAACAGTTTGCTGTTATTGGTTGTTCTGCAGATGCCGATGCAGGATCGGGTGACTATCCTGGGCGTCTAGTGTTCTCCACTACTGCGGATGGGGCGAGTTCTCCGACAGCGCATTATACAATTACAAGCGGTGGCTACTTACAGATTACCTCAAATGTTGGACTTTACAATTTACCGTTTGTATCCTACGGCGGAAATTCAAACGCTGTGCTAGGCGTATTTGGCGCAACCAATAATACTTCCGTAAATAACGGCGCTGTTTATAACATAGAATGGAAGATGTCGGGCAATTTCAATGGTCAATTCTGGTATGCTAATTACATTACAAGTGGTGGTTCTAGGACATTAGGTGCATATTGCACGGGAACGGCTTGGACCAATTCTTCTGATATTGCAAACAAAGAAGAAATCGTTGATACCCGTTACGGTTTAGACACAGTTCTATCCCTTCGTCCGGTTGACTTTCGTTGGAAGTCACAAAAGGACGAAAATGGTAACGGCAAGCCCGACATAGGCTTTATTGCTCAAGAGATGGAGCAACTTATTCCAGAGGTCGTGACTGGTATGGAAGGCAGCAAGGGCATTTCGTATGGAAACCTTGTCGCCGTGTTGACGAAAGCCATTCAAGAGCAGCAGGCAATGATCGTTGAGCTGCAGGCCAAAGTTGCAGCACTTAAGGCACAGTAGTCTTTGACACTAGTCGGTAACACGCCCTGTGTCGCAGCAGGGCATCCGCGTCTAAACTAGCCTTGGTGCTCTTTTCTCATGGCAAACACCTACACC